GAAAGTAATAAAAATTTATAAAAAATATTGGAAATAATTTGGGAAAAATTAAAAAATAAAATAGATTTTAATTTTATTAATAAAAATGGAGATTCTTATGTTTTATATATATTATCTTTAAGAATAAATAACAAATCTGAAATTTTTAAAAAAATTATGGATTATATTTTAAAAAATAGTCCAGATGATTGTTGGAATAAGGTAAATATTGATAAAGAAAATAGTTTGTTTTATATAATAGATAAACCTTTTAATGAATATAATAAATATGTTAAAAACAGAGAATTAGATATAAATTTAAAAAATAGAAAAGAACAAACAATTTTTGATATATTAAAAAAAAATATCAATAATGAAAACTATAAGAAATGGGAAAAGTTACTTTCAAAATCCAAAGTTTATAAACAACCTGAAGATAATATAGATTTAGAAATAAATAAATATCAACATTATACAGTATTTTCCGCTACTATGTTGGATATTATAATTTATTTTATTCATTTAGATAAAAAATATAAAAATTTATATATACCTAAAATATTAGATTTTAATGCCACTAGAAAGGATTTTCCTTTTGTCATAACATACGATGAAAATTTATCTATCTTAGATATTCATCCTAAATTAAATGCATTAATAAATAATGTAAGAAGAGATGAATCTCACGATTTTGCATTATTATTTTTATCTCTTTATTTAGACAATGATTTAAAACATGCAAATGTTTTATTATATGATTTTAAAAATTTAACTGTAGAAAGATTTGAACCTTATGGAGACGATGGAATAGATAATGTTTTGGATGATTTATTAGAAGAAGAATTAACCTGGAATACTGGTTTAAAATATTTAAGACCAAAAGATTTTTTAACAAAACCTAGTTATCAATCTGTATCTTTTGATCATCAAAATTTAAAATCTGGTGATTTTGGAGGTTTTTGTTTAGGATGGTGTATCTGGTATGTTGAACATAGATTACGAAATTCAACTGTTGACCCAAAATTATTAAACCAAAAAACTTTAGAAAAAATGTTAAGATTAGATGACACCTTATCAGAATTTATAAGAAATTATTCTAATAAATTATTTGATGTTAAATTAAAAATTGTTAAAAAAATTTGCCCTAATAATGAATGTATTCCTGAAAAAAATATATCAAATTTATATTTTAATAGTGAAGATGAAAATAAAATAATTAATTATGCTGAAGAATATTTTGAATTTAAAGCAAATTAAATATCATCAATATCTATTTCTTTTTCTTCATCTGGTTCTGCTACTTTTTCTCCTTCAAAAATTATTCTTGTTTGAGCGGTACCTTCTTGGTCTGTTCTAACTTGAAGAGTTATATTTTCTCCCATTTTTTTAAGTTCCTTTTTTTCATCTTCATTAAATTTTCTTTGTATTGTATAAATAGGAGGAGTTTGTATAGAATCTTTTTCTATTAAAACTAAATCATTTTCTTTTAATACTTTATCTTTTCCATGACCTTTCATTTTACCAATAATACCAGCATTTATTTTTTGGTTATTAAGTAATTGACACTCGAATCTACAAGCACCTAACGATTTTTGAACTATTCCATATACTTCATTTTTATTTAAAGGTTCAAGCAAGCGCTTGTTACCAGTATTTTTAATGTGTTTCTTTTGATGTGTTGACATTATATAAAGAATGTTTATCTTTTTATATATTTTTATTCAATTTTTTTTATTTTAAAGCTTTAATTTATTGTATATTATGTCCCGTAAAGTTTTATCACCTTCTTACAAAAAAATGATAGCAGATTTATATAATTTTAAATGTCAAAATAAACCAAGTTCTAATTATTTTTTATTAAAAGGAAATTTAATTTTTAAGAATAAACAAGGTAATAAATTAATTTTTGAAGATTTTTATTGTCCATTATATATAAATGGGAATGGAAGTTTTAATAATATTAATACTTATGAAATAGACCATAAAATTGATTTAAGATTTGGTGGTATAAATCATATTTCTAATTATTTTCCTTTGTGTAAAATTTGTCATAATATGAAAACAAGAAGAGGTCATATATTACAAAATCATATATCTTATAACGAACATTGTCCTTTTAATTCTAATCCTTGTAAAAAAAATAGAAATGATTGCGATTGTAATATGAATAAATAAATTAAATATATTGTTTAACTAAAGTCATTCTTTTTTCCAATAGCATAGTTATTTTATTATCAATTTCAGCTAGAGTTCCATGTTCCAAAGTTATACTCTTATGGATAGCTGTAGCATCCAAAATAATATTTTTCAAATTAAGCCATTTAATATTTACATTATAATCACTATTTATAATGTGATTATTTTCGTTATCATATTCTTTATAAATTTTAAAAATTAAATCATATATTTTTTGTTTACTTATGCTTGGTATTTTATTTGCCAAATCATGTAAATCGTCTGTAATTACATTAAATTCAATAGATTCTAAATCATCGTCGTATTCCTCACAAATTATTAAATCATTATGATAATCTTTACAAAAATTTATATTCATAAAAGGTAAATGTTTTTTATTTAATTTTTGAAGTTCATTATTTGCAAAGTTTAATTTATTAATTTCATTATCAATGTCTCTAATTGTGTTAAAATTAGAAACATAGTTATTTTTTTCATCATTCATATAATTTGAAAAAACATTTTCAAAACCATATTCAATACTATATTTTTTAATAATATTGTTAAAATCTTCAAATTCATTTTCTACTTGAATTTTTTTAATATCCAATAAAAAATTATTTGATAAGATATCAGAATTATTATCTAATATTTCTGTTAAATTGTAATTATTATTTAATATTTTTTCTAAATTATTGTCTGTAATATTTGAAATAAAAAATTTATTGTTTGATAAAAATAACATATATATGGAGCCAGTTAACATATTAATAAGCATTAAATAAAGAATTAAATATAAAATAATGTTTTTATCAATTTTTCACGCTTGTCTTGTTTCACGCTTATCTTGTTCTCTTCGTTTACGCTTGTCATGTTTCACGCTTGTCATGTTTCACGCTTGTCATGTTTCACGCTGAGCAAGAATCACATGCCTGACCTTCTTCCGGTTTCTTGAATCTTTTCTCTCTAGTTGGTGAAACAATACCGGGGTTAGCTTCATTTGCTTTTTGTTGAATGTTAGGGTCTACAGTAAATTTAGTTGCATCTGCAGAAGGTTTGCTTCTTAAATAATAAATACCAGTTTTTAATCCATTTTTCCAAGACCACATGTGTGATGAGAATAACTTTTGATAATCAGGGACAGCCATAAAAATATTCATACTTTGAGTTTGGTCAACAAAAGGACCTCTTGCAACTGCATTTTTAAGAACCCAACTTTGTTTAATTTCCCAAATGGTGGGATATAATTTTTTAATATGGTCTGGAATTCCATTAATTTCTGAAATAGAACCATTATAAGATAAAATTAAATCTTTTATTTCTGAAGACCAAAGACCCAATTCAATTAAATCATCAACCAAATATGTATTAACTAAAGGGAAATCACCAGCTAGTGTTCTTCTAGTATAAATATTATTTGTAAAAAATTCAAAACATTCATTATTACCTAAAATTTGACTAGTACTAGCTGTAGGCATCAGAGATGTCAGTTGAGAGTTTCTTACACCATATAAAGCTATCTCTTTCTTTAGTTCATCCCATTTATCCTTCATGGAAGGTACAACATTCCACATATCAAATTGTAAAATTCCTTTAGAAAAAGGACTTCCGTCGTAAGAAGAATAAGAACCATAAAATTTTGTTTTTCTTGTCATTTCATATTTGCAAGGTAGAACTTCATGATATAATTGATTTAAATCTTTATCAGCTAATACTAAATTACAATCATAATATTCTGGTACAGTTATGTTAGCTTCCATTAATTTTTTCATTTTTAAATGTCTTTCTTTAGCAATATCTTTTGAAGCTTTTAAACAAGCATAATAAATTGATTCCATAAATCTAGCATTAAAAGTAACTGCTTCATCACTATCAAAAGGTATTTTTAATAAAACTAAAGTGTCGGCTAAACCTTGAATACCAACACCAATAGGACGATGTCTTACATTAGAAAACTTTGTTTCAATAGTAGGATAATAATTTACATCAATTACTTTATCCAAATTAATAGTTGCCAAATAAGCAACTTCTTCTAATTTATCAAAATTATAAGTTGATTTAATAAATTCAATGAAATCCATATAGCCACCAATTTTGGTATTACCATAATATATAACAGGTAATTCATCCGGTTTTACAGTAGTACCCGTTAAGGTTTCTAAATCTGTTTGAAACTTTTCATCAAATTCATATTTACGATATTTTAAAATATTTCTAGTAAATCTAGAATTTTTACATAAGGGTTTAGAATAAAGAGTGAATTTTTCTTTGCACTCAAAAGGAATGACAAAATTATTAATTGCAATACTACACAAGTTACATACTGCATATTCTTTATCATCGGAATAGAGTGTAATTTCCGAACACAAATTTGATGACTTGATGGTACCAATGTTCTGTTGATTAGACTTTTTATTGATAGAATCTTTGAATAAAATATAAGGAGTTCCCGTTTCTAATTGAGATTCCAAAATTGCTTTCATAACTTTTCTAGCTTCCATTTTTGTTCTAAATTTACCTTCGTCAATATATTTATTATAAAGTTTTTCAAAGTTTTCACCCCAAACATCATTTAATCCGGGACATTCATCAGGGCACATTAAATACCATTCTCCGTCTTCTTCTACCTTTTTCATAAACAAGTCAGGAATCATTAATGCTAAAAATAAATCTCTGGCTCTTTCCGTTTCGGCACCAAAGTTTTTTCTTAAATCTAAAAATGCTAGAATATCGGGGTGCCAGGGTTCGAGATATATTGCGATGCTACCCTTCCTCTTTCCGCCCTGGTTGATGTAGCGTGCTATCTCATTATACACCTTTAGCATCGGGATAATTCCAGAACTTGGTCCATTGGTACCTCTAATTAAACTATCTTTTGCCCTAATATTTGAAACATGCAATCCTATTCCTCCTCCCCACTTGGATATTTTAGAAACAGAATCCCATGTGTGGGTTATACCCTCAATAGAATCATTAGTACCAAGTAAATAGCAACTGCTACATTGTGCTCTTTTATTTGCTGCATTAAAAAGTGTTGGTGTTGCATGTGTATATAATCCGTTACTTAATAAGTCATATGTTTTTTTAGTATTTTCTATATTGCCTTGATTTAAAAAAGAAGCTACTCGGAGAAACATGTCTTGAGGTCTTTCAATGATTTCATCTTTAATCTTTAATAGATATGCTCTTTCTAAAGTTTTAAAACCAAAATAATCAAACATAAAATCTCTTTCATAGTTAATCATGGAATTAATTTCTTTTTTATTCTTTTTAATCCAGTTTAACCATTTATCATCAAGAATGTTTAATGCTTTTTGAATTTGAATCATTTTATCAACAAAATGATTGGATGTTGTTTTATGTAAATTGCTGATTAAAATTCTTCCAGCCAAATTTGAATATAAAGGATGAACTGTTGACATATTAACACAAATTTCAGCAGATTGTAAATCTAATTCTGTTGTATTAATTCCGGGATATATAGTTGCAATAACTTTTTGAGTTATTAACAATACATTAACCTTTTCATTTTCATCATTATCCATTAGTTTTTTTATTCTATTAGTAATGGTATCAAACTTGACAGGTTCTTGGGTGCCGTTTCTTTTAGTTACAAACATTGTTATATTTGACATATCAATATATAATATCTTTTAAACAATTTTTTTATAAACTATTGTTTTAAAGACTAAAAATAGTGAAGCAAAGCATTTTAATTTTTATAAATCAGGTAAACTTTGTAAAGCTGTAATGTATTTCTCTTTTGAAGGATCTATTGCAGGGTTTCCTATAGATTTTTTATATGCAGCTAATACTGGATATCTACTTTTAATTGCTCTTGTAATACTATCTAAAGAAAAGAAAATAGTTGCATAATCCTCATAATCTTTTAGTCCTTCCTTAGATTTTAATTTGCTAAAATCAAAAAATTTAATTTTTCCTGTGTTTTCATCGTATAAAATATTATCTAAATGTAAATCAAAATGAAGATATTTTTCATTTAACTTATCTATTATTGGAATAATTTGTTCTTTGACTATTCTATAAAGTAAAGGTATTTTAGTATAATTTATTAAAGTTAAATTATCATCATCAAAATTTACCATTTTCTGTAAAGATACTCCTCCAAATTTGGAAATTAGCTGAACTTTGAAATTATTATATTCAGGATTACTAGAAATACTAGGATTTATTAAAGATATCATTTCAATTGGTAAACTCCATTCTCCATTAGGATCTAATTCTTTAACTAATTGTGAATTGTAAAATTCATTTACAGCTTCATTACTATCCATAATTTTACCAACATAGTCATCTGTTTCATATATAGGGTTCCTTATACTAGATATTAAAGGGGGTCTAAAAACTATTCCTTCTAAACCTTGAGCTATTCTCACACCACCTTTT